TTAAGCAACATTTGCCAACCGCCGCCGATACGCCTCTACAATCCAATCCGTCACGTCGAGCTCATCAGCGATCCCGTGCACGTCACTTCCATGGATCCGCTCAGCCAACCGATACTCCGCCTCACTGATGAGTAGTCCTGCAGCATGCTCATCCACCCAAGCCTCACGCGCCGGCTCACACGGCCCATCATGCCCAAACCACGCATGCACCGCCTCATGAGCAAGAGTGCAACGCTGCCACCTAGGCGAGAGTCTGGCGTCCACGATGATCAGCCGCTGCTCATGCCAATACGCTCCCGGCTTCGGGTAAGGCAGGAAGACTACGTGCACGCCCTCACGCTCGAGGGCCGCAATCAACTCAAGATCGGTCACGTAATGGAGCGTAAACGATGGTGAGGGCGAATAGGTGCCTCAGTTATCTTCGGCTTCCCCGTCCTCACCGATAGGTTCCTCGACGTCAGGCGATAGAAAATCGATCTCCAAACCGTCCGGAGGGATTTCAATTTTGCACGGGGAATCATTGCAATTGTTGCGGCCATACTCGGAGCAACTGCGAGCCAGAGCACTGGCATGGCAAAGTCTTTGAACTCTGCAGAGAGCGCCGAGAATCGCTTATTAGCCACGTCGCCCCTAACGTCACCGATCTCTCCAGTGATATCAAGAACTACTTGAGCCGTTCCCGCCGCCATCCACTCGCCCTCAGACAAGCGGACGTCCAATGTATAGACTATTTGAGTGAAGTTTGCTTCGCCGGAATCGTCGCTGGAGGGATCAGCAAAAAGTTTTACGTAAGACTTGACCGCCGCATCGTCACCGTGAGTGTTTAGATTATCAATTGGTGACACCATTATGCGGATAAGGCTCGATGAACTGATATGCACTAACGACTCCCGCCCAGGGGGCCAGCATGCTTCTGGGGTGTTCCCGAAGTCCAAGGCTGCCACGATTCCGTTTCCTTAATCAGAGACTCAAGTCTGCGAACATCAGAGGCCCGCTCTAAGGAATCAGCGTTATGCTCGAACTGGCTATTAGTGTCATATTCTGATGTGTCTGAGCCTTGCATGCAAGGATGACCGTCAGCAAGCTGGACGTTGTAGTGAATCTCTGCACCGATGGCTACGGCATACTCCCGTAACGTCCTGCGGCGGACATCTGCCCGACCGGTCTCCAGTCTCGAGATGTTAGCCTGGTCTGTGCCCATTATTCTGGCAACGACCTTCTGAGTTAGACCGAGGGGCTCCCTTGAGCGACGAATGTCAACTAGAGCTTCAAGGACTTCCTCGTCCCGCAAGGCCTGATCCACTGCCCATTCAAATACCTGCTCTTCCGTCAGTCTTATTGTCATGGTCCCTCCTCACCTCTATTCGTTTACAACATGGTGTCATAAATTCTATGCTCGATATGGCATTTTCGCCATGCGGATAACGTCACAACTAAGTAACGCGCCGCTTTCGATGCCATGCCCAGCCGCGATCGCAAGCGCTATATATTCGGCCGTCTTGCAGCCTCTTTTGCGTGGCGTATGACGGGTTCTCCGCTCTCGACTTTATATGTTTAAGCTGTGATCCGAGACTAACCAGAAGGCTCGTGCTCGCAGGTTCGGCGTAGTAAATGCGGCATAACCACTCTTTCCCATCGAACCGGAGAGGCTCAGGAACGCGTATCTCAAACACGTCGGGATGGTCCCTTGTTCGAACAGTATGTCCTTTTTCGCCCCAGTGGTCGTCGTCATCCTGACTGAGCTTTCCTCCCGCTGCCTTCCTGAGGGCCACTTCGATTTCGGCTTTCATATACCCTCGCCTCTCAGTCGGAATAGATTCTCTGTCGTAGTCCGCGTCAAGATCCTCATTTAGGTAGCATGGCATGTCGTGCCAGGAGCGGTTTGGCTGGTTCCCGTCAAAGAACTCTCCTACATGTAACCACTTATAAGGCATCGGGGTTCGAGTGCACGATCGAAGCTTCTTATTCTGGTGCGAATAGCGCTCACGACGAGCGTGGTCATGGGGATCCCTCATTCTGCTACTCATCCTGATTCTCTTCTCCCACACCGTTGTGGGGGTCTAGCTGTGCATGCGGGGACGCTGCCGGGGTGTAGTCCGATTGGAGCACCTCAGCCAGTTTCGCCTGCGCAACATCGTCATAGGCGACAGCAGGATCCGGGGTAGCTGCGCTCGCGGCCGCAGACTTCTCCTGTTCAGTAGGCGCGCTCGTGGGCGTGGGTTCGGTGTCTCGTCTCTGCAGTGGTGCGAACTTCTCGATGATCTTGTGTGCCCATTCGAGCCTCTCTTTGTCGCTCATCCCCGCTAGTTCCGAGGGCTGGGAGCGTGATTGCTCAATGCGATCGGAAACAAACTCAAAAGCTTCCTCAGCTACATCGAGAAGCGCGGTCACAGTGAAGTCATCGCGATCGCCCACCCTGCGGTCAATATAGATGGTGAAGGTAAGACGGTCCTCGCTTACGGAGATGTCATAGTCGTTTGTGCCGGCACTTACGCCCTCGATGTCTTCATCATCAAAGCCCTCTTCAACCGCTTCGTCAGTGTCGACGTGATCCTCGAGAGGGTAAGGGGGCAATCCATTTAGAACTCCTTGGGAGGAACCAAGTTTCCAGTTGAGCGCCCGGTCGATTTTGAAGAGGGTGGAGTCGCGGTAGGAGTCGCGACGAGCGTTTTCGATTTCACCAACCATGCGTGGAGATAGGTCTGCCTTCTCCGCTAACTCGCGTTGGGTGTCAATGCCCAAGGTTGCGCGTCGTTGAGTGACGGCTTGCGCGAGGGCTTGTGTATCGACGTTCGGATTCATTCCTCAATCGTGCCGGAAACGGATAGGAACATCAAAAGTAATTTTGCAGGAACAAACAGGAGACACGCCGGAAACCCGCGCCTGTAATTACAGACTTGTTCTCCTTTCTGACCTGCGAAAACACGCACAATAAGGAACGTTCCTATGCAATATTGTTGCTCGTGCCAATTTGTTCCTGTAGGGTCGTGGGCATGAAAAGGAACAAGCAGGAATGTGAAGCGGAAAGAATCGGAACGACGCTCCGCACAATCCGTGAACTTCGCGGATTCACGCAAGACGAGTTCGCCAATGAACTACTAATTTCACGCCCGTATCTGACGAATATTGAGCTCGGACGAAAGCCACTTAGCGAAAAACTACTCACCAAGGCATCTGAGGTTCTCAACGTCCGCCCAATCGCAATCATCCGTGAAGGCTACTTCGACGCCGACGAAGCTACGCGCCAGATCGAAGAGAACAAGCTCCGCAAGGATCTGAAAGCCGCGCAGGACCAAATCAAGCGGATGTCAAAACAACTCGAAGATTTATCGCTGCGCCTCCCTCAGGGTGTGACGGCATGACCACTCCCACCACCAGCATGCAAGGCGGGTTCTACCTCTATCTTGTCGAGTTTGGCTCAAACCTCACGAAGGTAGGCATTACCGGCAATCCTAAAGAGAGGATCCGCCAACATCGTTACACAGGTAAGCGAATCGGGCATCCAATGCAACGCGTGTGGATTTCTGAGTACCCCCACCTTGAAGCAAAAGTCAACGAGCTGACCATCAAAGGGGATAGTCAAACCGAACTCCTGCAACGGTCATTCGATTCGTGCCTCGCTCAAGCAGAGACACTACCCAAGACACGAGGCACGACCCCGTCCTACTTTGCAGAGCTCCTCGCGCCGGCGGCACTTAAGCAGTTCCTCAAGTTTCGAGACATGTCCTATGGACAGCTTGCAGCGAAGTCTGGTTGCTCAAAGGCCCTTATTGGTCACCTTGCAGCTGGGCGGCGTGACGGCACTGGAAACGAAATCGCCCAGGCTATCTGCCAAGCGATTGACATCCCCATTGAGGCGCTATTCAAACCAAGAACCACCGACGCAACATCCAGCGATGCACGTTTAGCGGTTGTAGCCAGCCGGAACAACGGAAAGACCGCCGCGTAGCAGCGCGACGGTCCCAATCGAAAGGAATTAGCTTTCATGTCTCACCTTACAGCAGTCCCCTTCCACGGGACCAATATCCACGCAGTCAAGAATGACGACGGCATCCACATCGCGGTCCGTCCGGTCTGCGAATCCCTCGGGCTCGACTACTCCGGGCAACTCCAGCGTCTCAAGCGCCAACCGTGGGCCTCCGTGGGTGTTATGCCCACGCAGGTACCCGGCGATGTCCAGTCGCGTGAGGTCACCTTCGTGGATCGTCGGACGTTCACCATGTGGCTCGCCACCATCCAAACCAGCCGCATCAAAAACGAAGCAGCACGTGAACTCCTCGAGGCTTACCAATGCGAAGCCGCTGACACCCTCGACAAATACTTCCACGAGGGTGGAGTCATCAACCCGCGCGCTAGCGAGCACCAGGTGAACGCGATCATCCGGCAAGCCCAAATGAAGATGGAACTCTGCCAAGCAGCCAAAGGCCTCATCCACGCCGACCACCTCGAAGCTAGGGCCCGGATTGTTCTCGCTGAAGGGCTCGGTGAGAAGCCTGTCCTCGACCGCGAGAAGAGGCCTCTCTATGTTCAGGCATACCTCGAGCAGAAGAACCTTTCCACCAGCCAGCTCCGCAAGGTAGCCGGCACATTCGGGAAACGATTGAAGGCCGCCTACACGCTGCGTCACGGTAAGGCACCTGGCCAGTACCCGCTACAGATCAAGAACGGTCAGATCAAGAACGTCAACGCCTACACCGAAGCTGACCGCCCCCTCATGGACGAGATCTGGACCGATTACTACGCACAGGTGGCGTCATGACCGAACGTCACGTCACCTCGCACCCGTGGGAGCCCGGCCGCATCGCACTCTATCAAGGCGATCCATTCGGTGAAGACCGGATCCTGCTCGCCATCATCACCACCAGTGAAGCCGTCAAGCTCATCAAATCTCTCGCTGACTCGATCGAAGGAACCTCCTCATGGCTCAAGTAAAAGACTTATTCGTCAAAATTAATCCCTCCCTCAAAGTCAAACATGATCGCGCCATCCTGGACCTCGAAGACCTCCGTCTTGGTCCCAGTTTCAGTGTTGGTGATGTACGCCTGCCCGTCATCCACGAGAACGACGGTGATCTCGTCATGAATTCACTAGCTCAGAAATGGGTTGACCAGGCCTATGCCCTGATCCAGCACCCCTCCGATGCGCCGACGAGCCCGGCCCGGATCCGCACCGCTGTTTTCTGCCTCCAACGGGCCATCAAGCTCAGTCACCAGCCGCCAGGGGAGACAGCATGAACACCCTTCGCTGGGGCCAGCTACTGATTGGTGAGGTTGATTCCAACCGCGGCCGCCGCGGCTCCAATGCTTGTACCTGCAGCAGTCCCGAAACTGGTCGCGAAGCTCTCTATGAACTTGCCGGTGCCCGACTTGCCAGCAACGTCTTCCCGAACGCTCTTGATCTCGTCTCGAAGGGAGTCGAGTTCACCCTGGAGTTCGGAACGACTGTCAACGGAACCACTTTCCGGTTCCGCCTGCTCCACGAGGCTGGTCAGACGATCGAGGGACTCCGCAAGGACGGTTACCCGACTATCGATCTTCTTGGTGTCGCTCGCAAGCTCACGATATGCCCTGATGCACAGTTCGATCCCGATCTTGCATTGTGCAATCCAAGCAGTGTGCAACGTGCTTATATCGCCTCCGTTGCGACCCACGTCGTTGATGACCTTGTTCCAGGATTCAAGCTGTTCTTGCAGGAGCTCGAGACTCTGTTCCCTGAGCGGCAACGCTTTCCTGTAGTCAACCATTCTTCCTCCTCAGTAGGTGTGACTAGCACTCCTCAGCCTACTGAGGAGGAACCCCCAGCGTCCCCAGAATCACGTGATGCGGGGGAGGTGAACCAGAAATGAGCACTCCTCTGCAGGATCGGCGTGAAGCCGAAACTCGGATGGTTTCGAAACAACGCGCAGCCGAACTCCTCGACGTCGGCATCGATTTCATTTCAGCCCGCATCGCCGACGGAACAATTCCCGCCGTGAAACTCGGCCACCGCACCGTCCGCATACGCCTGAAAGACCTAGAAACCTTCATGAACCAACGCCCCTGGCGCAACCCCGCATAAAAAAGTCCCCCACCTGCAGCAACAAGCGGGGGACCAAAGACAGCCAAACAAACTATCTAACCCAAAGGATACCCCATGCGACTGAAACAAAAACTCTCAGACCCCTCTGCTAGAAACCCACGCTTCCAAGGTCTGTTCGAGTGCGAGCACTGTGGCCACCTCGACAAGGCCAACGCATATAACGACATCCACTTCTGGGAAGACGTCATGCCCTACATGCAATGCCCTTCCTGCCGCCGCGACTCAACTGCCGTCGCCTGCGAGCCCCGCGCGGACGGGCATGGCTGCACCTGCGGAAAGACGGGAGCCTGACCCATGAAACCCGCCATCATCTACGCGACCTTGACCCTTGTCGCAGCAGCACTCTGGGCAACGCATCTGCCGAGCCCTAACCCCATCAATGGGAGCTTCATCGGGATGTGCGCCGCGCTTGGCATGCTCGGACACTCCCTCATGAACGTGGAGGTCACGAAATGACCACCTACCAGTTCCCCGCAGAACCCGCGGGTCCGGTCTGGGACCGTGAAGGCCGTAAATGGGCACGTGAATTCGTCCTCTGGACCACACTCAGCGGACCCGGCTACAAGTACTCATCGTGGCTTGGCCTGCTCTACGAGCAAGGTCCCCTCACTGACGAGGAGCCAATCACATGATCCGCATCGCAGACATCCTCACCGAATACGCCGATGCGTTCGCGACCGGCGACCGTGACCCGCACCTATCGAATATCTCAACGGATTTGATGGTGATCGCAGCGGCGATCCACGGCGGGAAGGGCCGTCCCCTTGTCACGGACCACGGAGCTCGCAGGCTGCGCCGCGAAATCTTGATCTGCATTCACGGACGTGGGCACTGGGCAACAGAATGCACCCCGGCCTGCCGTGAAGGGAGCACAGCATGAACACTCAGCTCTGGCTCGCACTCATCATCACGGGCATCAACGTGGCGTGCACGCTCGTCAACGTCTGGCCGCTCCTACGCGAACGCCGGGCCCGTAAGCGCGTGCAGCAGGTCATTTCCCGTGTCCGCTCCGGCCTGCCCCACATCACCGAACTGGCTGAAGCCCACCATGCCGGCGACGTCGCGAAAGCGGACCAGATTCGCACCCATCTAGCGAACGAGCACGGTATTCACGTCGGGGAACTTCCAGGGGAGGAGGTATGAACCCGTTCATTACCCTCACCTTCGGGAAGGACGGGACAGCACTCACTGTCCGTGGGAAGTCGATCTTTATCGCGATCCCTGAGACCGCGAAACTGGTTGATCATCTGCGGATGCTTGAAATCCGGCCCCGCCGCGCCTGGCTCGAGCCCGTTCATTTGAAGAATGGCATCATCTCCACCCCCAAGGGCCAAATCCATGTCACCACTGGTGGCCCCACCGTGAAGACCCCGTTCTCAATCGACGACGCCGAGACGCTTGCAGACTTGCTGCTTGAGTTCGAGCAGGCCCGTAAGGCACAGATCCAGCCCTGTTCGATCTGCGGGGAAGCCCTACCTCCAGGCCAGTCTGAGCCTGCACATTCTCCATGTGCAGCGAAGCAGGCTGAAGCTCAAGCGAAGGTACTCACCTCGAAACCTACGGCCCCGCAGCGAGTCTGTGGGGAATGCGGTGAGCCACTAACCAAGGACGCCACCCCGAGGAGCCTCTACCACCCGGTATGCGCCTATAAGCGGAAGAACCGGCTCCAGAAAGAACGCCAACGCGCACGCCGCGCAAGTGGCGCCCAGCAGGCCGTGACGAAGGTGCGTCCGTGCCGCGAATGTGGCCAGCCACTACCGGCCGACGTGTACAGCTCCACGCTCTATCACGCCGAATGTGCAGCCTTGCGGACAGTACGGGCCCGTAAGCGCAAGCGCAAGCCCGCGATCCCCTGTGCCAAATGTGGGTCCATGATTGCCGAGCCCTACGGCACCCAGCGTTATTGCGAGGCCTGCGCCGCGAAACCCCGGCGCGAGGTGATCGAGTGCGAGACCTGCCAAACCCGGATCGAGACGCCCGCTAGCAGGCAACGCTTCTGCAAGCCCTGCGCCCAGCGAAGGCGTGAAACCTACTACGTCCGTGTTGGTCGCTTCCGCTATCTCGAGCAGAAGAAGCAGATGGACGAAGCCCGCAAACAACTCAGTGAAGGAACCACATCATGACCACCCTCCAGAATCAGAATCTGGATGAAGCCCTCCTTGCCTTCCACAAGGAACTCCCAGACGATCTCAACGCCGCCCAGGCACGCAGACTCCTCGCAGAGCAGGGAATCATCTTCTTCTGCACACCAGTGATCGAAGAAGAAGGCAGGATCACCCTCACCGGCAAACTCATCCACGTCGACTCCGGTGACGAACTCAAAGCCGAGTTCCCACTCTTCTATGACAACGACTTCCCCCGCTCAGCCCAGACGCTGTCTGACGGGCTCCTGCACCTCCTAGCAGGCCTCCCCGCCGCTCGTCCCGCTCCACAAGCGCAGCGCCCCACAACCCCCGCAACATCTGCTTCCCAGGCCTCACAGGCAACGAATGCGGTGCGACAGGCCCGCCCCACCCCCAAGCCCGGACAAGGCCCCATGACTCCCAGTCAGTGGCAGGCAATCCACGGCAGATTCAAGACCCTCGGCATCATCGACGCCGACAAACAAATCGGCCACATCTCCCATGCAACAAACAAAAGAATCACCAAGGCCGCCGACATGACCGCCGCTGACGCGTCCGCAGTCATCACCCACCTCGACCAACTCATCAAAGACGAAGCCGACCGCAGGGCAGAAGCAGGCCGCCAAGCCGCACAGACCCCCACCCACGAACCCGAACCAGAAGACGCAGCATGACCACCGAACCCACACGACTCTACGTCCCACCCACAACAAAACTCGCACTCGCGGATGCCGTGATCGAGGCGATGACGCCGTTCATTCTGCAGACCGTGAAACACCCGCAGCTCCTCATGGCTGAGGGGGAACCCCGCGACGACTCAGAAGAGATGGACTGACTCATGGCGAAAATGCGTGGCATCAAGCCGGAAGCCTTCACGGACGACAAAGTCCTTGAGCTGAGCCCTCTTGCTCGCTGGCTGTTCGTGGGCATGTGGACCCAGGCCTGCGACAACGGCCACCTGGACGACAAACCAGTCCAGTTGAAGGTTCGACTCCTCCCTGTCGATAACTGCGACGTGGAAGCTCTCATCCAGGAACTGCTCGACACGGGGCAGGTGACTCGTCACGACGGCTGGCTCAAGGTCGAGAACCTGTCAGAGCACCAAAGGATCGATCGCCGTTACCTGTCCCTGTGTAAGTGGTGTGAACACGATGAGGATGCCCTCTACTACCCAGACGACAAGTCCACCCGTCGGGCACCCAAGGCAACGCCTTCCATCCAGCCTTCAGCCCAGCGTGCACCCGACGAGACCACAGAGGGCGCGCCCCGTGACCCCGACGAGAACCCACCGGAACCACATGGCGAACCCAACGGGCACCCAACGGGCACACGACGGGGACACGACGGGGACACGACGGGCACCCAACGTGTGCACGACGTAGAAGGTGAAGGTGAAGGTGAGAAGAAGGTGAAGGTGAATAACCCCCCTACCCCCAAGGGGGAGCCCGTCCCGTTCCCGGGCCGTGCGCCTCCCCGAGGACTGGCAGCCAAACGACACGCACCGGAAGATCGCGTCCGAGGTCGGGGTAGACCTCGAGGCGGAGGCCGTGAAGATGCGTGACTGGGCCGCAGCAGGAGGCAAGACCGCGAAAGACTGGGACGCCAGGTTCCGGAACTGGCTACGCAAAGCTGGGGAACTCCGGCCGAGAGCGAGCAGCGGCTACACCGGCCCACCTGGAGTATCCCGGATGGATCTCTGGGCCCAATCCGCCCAGAACCTCAACCAGCGCATGTCCCCGGGTCCGTCGATGTTCGCCATCGAAGGCGGTGCCTAGCGATGAATCCTCAAGCTCGCCGTGACCTCGCCGCCCGAGTGCTCGCAACCGCCGCATCATGCGACAACCGCAGGCTCGCCTCCGATGACGAACGCCAAATGGCAGTGGCGTTCTGGGCGGAAGCCTTGCATCCCGAGACGACGCTCGCTGATGCCACGAACGCCGTCATCGAGCACTACGCCACCACCACCGACTGGCTCATGCCCGCCCATGTCAACAAACTCACCGCAACCTACCGCCGCGAGCGCTTGCTCGACACTGAGGTGCCGTATCCGCCCGGCCTGGCTGATAGTCCCCAGCTGGAGAACGAATGGCGTAGAGCCTGGCATCAGGCCGTGAAGCAGGGTGCGAGTCCGGAGACTGCGCAGGGTCTGGCGTGGGAGCGGATCGGGAGAACGCCGCCCCGGGAACTTCCCGCTGCTCCGACTGCTGACGTTAAAGCTGCTCTTGCCCGATTTAAAACTACTTTCGGAAGGAAAACTCGATGAATGAACCCACCCTGACCGTGACCGGTAATCTCACTGGTGACCCTGAACTGCGCTACGTTGCCTCGGGTATCCCGGTTGTGAACTTCACTGTCGCGGCCACGCCCAGGACGTACAACAAGCAAACCCAGCAGTGGGATGACGGCGAAGCGATGTTCATTCGTTGCACTGCCTGGCGCGAACACGCAGAGAACATTGCGAACAGTCTCAGCAAGGGCACTCGAGTTCTCGTCACAGGTCGCTTCTCAGTCCGTTCGTACGAGCACGAAGGCCATAAGCGCACCAGTCTCGAACTCCAAATCGACGACATCGGCCCATCCCTGCGCTACGCCACCACCCAGGTGACCCGCAAATCGTCACAAAACCAGGCCCAGGGCGCACACGCAGGGCAGTCTGGCACCTCGGGTATAGACGCACCCCTGGGAGGCCCCCAAAACGACCCCTGGACAACCAGCAACTTCGACGACACCCCACCCTTCTGAGAGCCACAGCCATGACAGACCCAACCGAAACATTCACCCTCACCATCCCCAAAACCGACTGGCTCACCCAAAACGCCCGCGAACACTGGGCCACCACAGCACGCAAGAAAAAAGCAATCCGCATGCGCTCGCGGCTTGAGGCACGTCGTCAGGGACTGTCACGGCGGACGGAGAGGACTCTCTCCACGATCCTCGTCGGGTATCCATCTGCTCGTCGTGCGGATCCGGAGAACGCAGCGCCCACGATCAAAGCCGCGATCGATGGACTCGTGGATGCCGGCATCCTCATCGACGACAACTCCACATGGTGGGCACACGGGACCGACCGTGACCCTGAGAAGACCGAGCCAGGCATGTACCGGCTCACGATCACGATGGAGACAGCAGCATGATGACCACCACGCACTGGATGACCTTCATGAAGGAGACAGCAGCATGAGACGCGATAAAAACTGCCCGTTCTGCGAGATCATCTCAGGCGCAACCCCAGTGGACGCGAATGCGATCAAGACCCCCGGCTATATGGATCTCATCAGTCTGATTATGAAACGTCTCGGACTCAACCCCGAAGAGGAACAAGCATGACGCTGGACGACTACACCCGAATGATCCCCGAAGAACATCGCGACGGATTCATTGTCATGATCCTCCGAGACCGAATCAAGGCCGAACTACGCGGCTTCCAGACAGGACAGCAACAAGGCATCCACATAGGACAGGGACACTAATGACTGACGTCGACACTCTCCGCACCCAGCTCGACGACCTCATCACCTGGTGGCCACACCTCACCGACCACGCCGCCACCCTCCACGGCATCACCGGCCACGGACTCAACCTCACCGCCACCCCACACACAGGAACCTCCAGCGTCGAAACCGCAGCCACCGAACACATCCACCTCACCAACATCACCACCCCACTCGAAACCATCGCAACCGAATGGGCATGGCGCGGCCACCACCACGACGGCAACCTCCTCACATACCTGCGCTCGCGGCTCTCCTGGGCCGCCAACCATTTCCCCTGGAACCAGTCTGTGAAGTCGTCGGTGAGCTCCATGCGAAAGTTGCCGTCCTGACCGGGCACGCACCCGCACGAACCGACATGACGTGCCCTGGCTGCGGTGAGGCACGCCTGCGACGACTCGAGGATCAAATGCTGTACTGCCCAGTCTGCGACCTCACACGCACCCCGGACGAAGTTGAAGCACTCACGAAGTGGAGAGCCGCGAGCGCTGACCTTAGTGTGCGGCCAAGGGAAGCAGCGAAGCTTTTAGGGATTCCAGAGCAGACGGTTTATGCGTGGGTCCGCCGCGGCCTGCTCAATCGCAGGGATGGGCTTGTGAGCCTGGCCGATGTCGCCAGCGTCAGGAAGGAGGAAAAGAATGACTGAACTGAACGCCCTCGAAGAACAGGTTCTCGTTTTCGAAGAAACCTGGGACCACTCCCTAGCGAAACCAGAAGCCATCCGCCGGCAGTTTGGCTGGTCCTCATTCCGCTATCATCTCGTCCTCAACCGGCTCCTCGATTCACCCGCCGCTATCCTCCACCACCCTGTCCTCGTCGCCAGACTCCGCAGCTTAAGAGACTCGCGACAAGCCGAACGAAAATGACTTCAACTTTGCCCAACCACGGTGCATAATTAATTGAGGGCGGAAGCATGCCCAAGGTTCAGAGAAGAGCTAAAAAATGTCAGACTTTCAGATTCCGTGCCCAAAGTGCGGCAGGAACACGGGCGTTAAACTCGAAGACGTCGCGAAGCAACGGACCGTCAGTTGCCCCGCTGGGCACCTCTTTGAACTTGTTGATGACGGTGGAGGAGCAAAGGACGTTGTCGACCTGTTGAAGAAGTTCGGACGATGAACGAGCGAACAGTTAAACCCTTCTGGAAGCGTCCACTAGGGATTACACTCATCGTCCTCGCCGTCATCGTGATCCTCGGTCCCATCCTTAATGCGCTTGGATTCGGTGACACGACCGAAGCCAATACAGACATAATTGCGACAGATAGCGAGACCGAACCTGAAGAGACCCAGGAGCCTACTCCTGCCACGACAGAGGAGACCGATACGGTGGCTGAAGAGGACATCACCGACTGGGTGAAGGGGCTGCGCACGGACAAGGCTGAACTCATCGAGTCAGCGACCCGAGAAGACAGTGGCGAGATCCGAGTGCGCACCAACATCGTTGACCCTCGCGTCCAAGGCATCTCGCCCGAAGGAACCGACGCTCTCGCCATCTGCATCGCCATCGCAGATCAGGGCGAAGATCGCGTGTGGATCTATGAGGCTGACGGCACAACATTCGTTTACATGCGTGATGGGATCTGCACTGAAGCATAAGATGCCAGGAGGTGGCCAGTGTCTGACAGGATCAGGAACGGTACAGGCCACCGAGCATACCGACGCAAGCGCACCCAGCTCCGCAACCACTACCAGCGCAACGGCCTAACCTGCGACTGGTGCGGGAAGCCGTTCGACTGGACCATCGCCGACTACAACCACCCCGAAGCCTTCACCGTTGACCACCCGAACGCTCTCGCCAACGGCGGGCACCTTGTCAAACAAGACTTCGTCGGCATGCATCGCGAATGCAACCGCCTCAAAGGCGCGATGGTGGTCCCGGTGATCCGTCCAGCGTCCTAAAAAGTTTTCTGAAATATTTTGCACCTACCCCGTCCATAAAATTATTGGGCGGGGTTGACTGCCTCGCCCTGGGCCGCCTTGGCTATGATCTCTCTCCGCAACTTTTGGGGCGTGTATCCGATTGTGTGGGGGTGGTATGTCATGGCGCGGGCACTGAAGCCGTGTGGAACGATCGCTGCGTATCGCAGGCACCGGAAGAATGATGAAGATCCCTGCGATCAGTGTCGTGAAGCGAACGCAGCTGTTCAGCGTGAGCGCAGGAATGCGAAGAAGGCTGAGAAGGCAGAAAAGTTCGCGGCAGAGCTCGAAGTGTCTCAGCCTCTTATCGAACGTGGGGTTTCTCAGGAGTCTTCGCGTCTGTCGGATCTTGAGCGCCAGCGTTTTCTTGTGATGAGCGCTCTCGAGGGCAGCTTTGCTGTCGCGGAGGTGCGGACGATTCCGCAGCTGTCAAAGGAATTGCGGGAGATCAACCGCGAGATTGAGCAGGTCAAGGCTGAGGGCCAGGAGGAGGTTGATCCGCTTGCAGAGTTCTTCAACGCGGACGTCATCGACCTTCACACTGCCTCGGGTTGATAAGCGTCCTCGCTCGGTCGGGTCACATGGTCCGACGGTCATCCGGTTTTGTGAGGCTGTCGGAGTCTCACTGTTCGACTGGCAGAAGCATGTCATTGACGCGACGTTCGCGGTCAATGATCAGGGGGAGTGGGCGGCGAACGAGTTCGGGCTGCTTGTATCTCGCCAGAACGGGAAGGGCGAGATCCTCGTCGCGTACACGCTCGCGCACCTGTTCTTGTTTCCGCGGGCCGATAATCGACGGAAGACAATCTTGTATTCAGCGCATGAAGTGAAGACGTCGGATGACGGGTTCGAGCGGATCCGGTCGATCATTGAGGCCTCTCCGTCGCTCATGGCTCGTGTAGCCCATATTTATCTTGCGAACGGGAAGGGGTCGATCCGGCTCAAGCCTCGCAAGGGGCAGAAGATGGGTGACCGCGTCCTGTTCGTTGCCCGCTCGAAATCGTCTGGGCGTGGCTTCTCTGGTGACGTCATCATCCAGGACGAGGCACAGGAAGAGTCGAAACAAGCGCACACGGCCCTCACCTACACGCAGTCGGCGGTACCGAACCGGCAGGAATTCTTCTGCGGAACGGTCCCCGAGGAGGGCGTGAACGATTCTGAAGTGTTCGAGGGAGTCCGTGATCGTGGCCGTTCGGAAGAGGAATCACGAACCGGCTGGATGGAATGGTCCCCTGTTGGGTCGGAGAACCCGGAGACGGTGGATTCGATCGATTTCAGTGATGAAGATGTGTGGCTTGAGGCTAATCCGTCGTCGCCGTTCCTGATCAAGCTTGACACGATCCAGGACCAGTTCGATCGTGACGTGTCACCGAATAAGGAAAGTTTCGCGCGGGAGCGGCTCTCGATCTGGCCTGACCGAGCCGAGGTCTCGGAAGAAGAGAAACAGGCGAATGACCTGGATCTTGAGAAGTGGGGTGAGGGAGTGATCCCTGCCCGACTCGGCAGCAGGGTTGTCCTCGCTGTTGTTCTCGGTCCCGGTGGTGGCTATTCCACGATCGCGGGCGGACAGAGGCTCGATGATGATCGGATCTTTGTTGAACACCTCGATACGCGGGTGCAGACAAGGTGGGTAGCGGACAGGCTCGTTGAGCTGCAGAAGAAGCATGCAGCGGTCCTCGTTGTTCTCGACGACAAGAACGCGGCCCCCATTATTCCGAGTTTGCAGAAAGCACGGGTCAAGTTCATGTCGATGAGCATGAACGAGATCGGTGCGGCCTACAACCTTTTCATCGAGCACGTGAACGATGGGGTGGTGGCACACCCTGACCAGGCTGAGGTTGTGATCGCGATCCAGAACGCGGTCCCGCGCGTCATGAGCAAGGTGGCGGATTTGAAGACGTGGACGCAAGGCGACCCTCTTGAGCCTGTGACGTCGTTGCAGGCAATGACGCTCGCCTTGTGGGGAGTGCAGAAAGCTGAGACCCGCTCATCGAGCCGGCCTCCTGCAGATCCGGTCCAAGTTGTTGAAAGAGATTCCCTCGGATTGTCGGGCGTGGATCTGTTGAATGTTCGTTTCTGAATGGAGGTGACCGATGTCGGAAATCGGGTACGCCGTTCCCGCTGCTGGAAGCATGGGTGGCTGGAACACACTGACGCAAGCTGACGATGAAGAGAATCTTGACCTCCAGTTCCCGCAATCCACGAGCGTGTTCAAACGGATGCGGCGTGAAGAAACACAACTCCAAACTGTCTTGAAGGCGGTCAAGCTCCCGATCTTGCGGTCGAACTGGCGGCTGAACGCTGACGGCGTGGACCCTGAAGTGACTACCTTTGTGGCACAAAACTTGGGGCTCCCTGTCGATGGGCAGACGGATGGGAAGCGACTCCGGTCGCGTGGCAGGTTCTCCTGGCTGGAACACCTCCGGCTAGCCCTGACCAGCCTCGACTTTGGGTTCGCCTTCTTCGAGCAAGTCTATGAAGCCCGGGACGATGGGCGGCTGTGGATCCGGAAACTCGGCTACCGGCCCCAGGCAACAATCGCGCAAATCAACGTTGCAGCCGATGGCGGGCTTGTCTCCGTTGAGCAAGGACTCGATGGTGGACGTAACGCGAAGATCCCCGTCAACCGGCTCGTGGCCTACGTGAATGAGCGTGAGGGTGCGGCCTGGTCAGGCACCTCCGTCCTGCGAAGCTCTTACAAATACTGGTTGCTGAAAGACCGTCTCCTGAGAGTCCAGGCCATGACCGTGGAACGAAACGGTCTCGGCATCCCTGTCGTGACCGCACCTCCCCGTGATGACGGACCCTACGGGGATGATGCGCAGCTCGTCGCACGCGAGAAACAGCAGATCGCGGAAGGACAGAAGATCGCGTCCGGGCTACGTGCAGGAGAGACCGCCGGCGCATCACTCCCACATGGCAGTGACCTGAAGCTTCTGGGCGTGCAGGGTCAGTTGCCGGACGCAGCCGAACCCATCAAGTACTACGACGAGCAGATGGCCAAATCGGCGTTGGCGCATTTCTTGACGCTCGGGACGCAGACCGGTTCGTGGGCTCTCGGCACAACGTTTGCGGACTTCTTCACCATGTCGTTACAGACGGTGGCGAAGCAGATCGCGGAAACCGCGACAGCTCACATTATTGAAGACCTCGTGGACCTGAACTTCGGTGAAACTGTTCCGGCACCCTCGATCGTGTTTGACGAGATTGGTTCACAAACGCCTCCGACCGCGCAAGCTTTGCAGTCGCTGGTCCAGACCGGAGTGATCCGGCCCGACGATGCCCTAGAGGAATTCATGCGGAACAGGTTCGGGCTCCCCGCTGCCGACACTGGGACGGCAAGGGAATTCAAAGGAACAATCATGAGCCCGAAGGAGGCAGACCATGAGCAAGACCTATAGACCGAACAATGACTGGTTTCAGATCACCAACACAACCGAGGGTGGGCGCTCGACCGCGCGCCTCGATATATATGACGAGATCGGGTACTGGGGCACGGATACACAGACTGTCGCACGGCAGCTCCGAGGACTCGAAGCCGATCAGCTTGACGTGCATATCAACTCCAACGGAGGGGATGCCTTCGCGGGGATCGCGATCATGAACATCCTCCGTGACTTCCCCGGTGACGTGACCGTGACGATCGACGGGATCGCGGCAAGTGCAGCGTCTGTGATCGCGATGTGTGGCGACAAGATTGTCATGAATCGTGGGTCACAGATGATGATCCACGACGCATCAGGATTCTGTTACGGCGACGCAGCAGAGATGGCGAAGATGATCGAATCTCTCGACGTTGTCTCTGACTCAATCGCGGATGTCTATGCTGGCCGCGCTGGCGGGACACGTGAGCAGTGGCGCGAGGTGATGAAGTCCGAGCAGTGGTATCGCGCTGAGGAAGCAGTCACTGCCGGCCTAGCTGATGAAGTTGCTGACAGCGAAGAGGCTGAGATCTCGAATCAACGTCTCATGATTTTTAACCATGCGGGGCGAGACGAGGCTCCTGCTCCGTTCATGCCGCAGACGACGCACGAAGATTTCCAGGCCGAGCCTGGGAAACCCAAAGAAAACACAAGAAAGGAAGACACTATGTCTGACGCTCTGAAGAACGGGATCCGCGAACGGCTCGGCATGACCGCCCAGGTCGCCGACATCACGGATGACATGTTCCTCGCAGCCCTCGATGAAGCTCTCAACGAAGGCGACACCAAGGTTGAAGCTCATCTGCCTGAAGGCACCTCACTCATCGAGACCGCTGTCCTCGAACAGATCCAGGCTGACGCGACTGCCGGCCGAGCGGCTCTCGAAGCACAGGAAACCGCAGCGCGCGAGGCTCGAGTAGATGCTGCAGTAAAGGCTGGGAAGATCCCGCCCGCTCGTCGTGAACATTGGCTCAACGCGCTCAAGGCTGACGAGGAAGGTGCAGGTGCGGTCCTGGACTCGCTCGAACCTGGCCTGATCCCGCTCGCTGCGGTGGGTGTCGATCATGACCCTGAAATGACCGAAGACGACAAAACCTACAACGCCCTGTTCGGCGAGAAGAAGAAGGAGGCCTAGACATGGCTGATTACCTGCCCCTGTACCGTCCCGGTCACACCGTGACGTTCAATGTGTCCGCTGACGTGGTCGGTGGACAGCCCGTCGAAGTTGGTGACGCTGACTGGTCCGTCCAGCCTGCAGCGGCTGGCTCAACCACCGTGGTTGGTGTGGCCGGTCACGATGCCGCGGTTGGTGACAAGCTGACCGTTGAGGTCGGCAAGGTCATCCACGAGTTCGTAGCTTCTGGCGCTGTCGCTCGTGGAGCGAAGCTTGCGGCCGCGGCTGATGGCAAGGTTGCGACCGCTGCTGAGGGTGGCCTGTGGCTTGCCCTGAATTCTGTTTCCGATGGTGGCCTTGTGGCCGCGCTCCAGCTCTAAGAAAGAAGGCAATATTATGGCTGTTTACCCTATGACTCAGAGCCAGGTGTCCGCGGCGACGTCGGACCAGGTTCTGACCTTCCTGCAGCGTCCCACTCTCGTGGCACGCCGACTGTCTGAGATCCTTGCAGCTCAGCAGTTCCTGTCCCTGTTCCTCCTCACCGGCCGATTCCCGATCCAGGGTGGTGCGATCGCAGTTCCGAAGAACGAGTCGATCCGCACCAAGCGTGGCACGACCACTGTGGCTCCCGGTGCGGAATACCAGCTCACCACGATGAACGATCGTGAATACGACATCTACACTTCCAGCAAGGAAGGCATCGCAACCGAGGTCACCGATGAGGAAGTGTCGCGCTCCGCGATGCAGCCCATCCAGGACGCGCTCGCATTCCTCCAGACGGAGATGATCTTCTCCGCTGACGATGTCGCCATGGGCGTCATCGCCTCTTCAGTCACCCAGTCCCACACGGGCGCGACGTGGGATAACGGGAAGGCTGTCCTTGCGGATGCGGAAGCTGTGAAGGCGAAGGCCCGGGCACTGCGCCTCGGTTACCAGATCGACACCGCGGTCCTGCCCGGTGAACTCTACGCAGCTGTCCTGCCTGAGCTTATCGAGATCCTGCCCTCGTCAGCAGACAACGCTGTGACCGGTGCGTTCCCCACCATTGGTGGGATCACGTGGGTCTCGGACGACACCGGCACCCTGTCGGATCCGCTGTTCGTGGACCGTCAACGTCTGGGCGGGGTCGCTCGTGAGAGTATCCAGTCACCGGGCTATGCGGCTGTCGGTAACGATACGGGCGTTGAGATCAAGACGTTCCGCGTCGAAGGTGCAGACAAGACCCGCATCCAGGCGCGTAACCCTCACGTCCCGATCGTCACGAATCCTCTCGCGGGATATGTGGTGGGAGGTGTGTCCTAATGACGCATGTTGTCACCGGTGCAGCCGTCCGTGTCGCAGTCCCCACACGCCAGAAAGGGATCTGGGAAGCTCGGATTCTCAAGAAGGGTGACCTCGTCCCGGGACATGCCCGTAAGAAGGACCTGGAGTGGCTTGTCGAGCGTGGCTTTATTGCCGAGGTGCAGGCCGAGACAGACAAGGCCGAAGAGAAGGAAACCTCCCCAACCGGGGAGGTTCTTTTCGATCCGAACGACCACAAGGCTGACGACGTGATCGCCTACCTGGAATCGGCTGACGAGGATGAGCGCGCCCGTGTGCTCGCTGTCGAGGCAGAAGGCAAGGACCGGAAGGGTATCCGGGACTGGCAGCCGGAAATGGCGGAGCCGGAAGAATCCGAAGCTGAGGACGAGTAGGTGAGTGGAGGGAACCATGACTGAACTTCTTGACAAGCTAGAACTTTCCAGCTTGGTTCCCGAGCTCAAGGATCCGTGGCTGTCCCTGTTTCTTGACGCGGCGAACGCAGGGGTGGCTCGCATCGCCCCACATGCTGCCGAAGATACAGGGGTGGCTGCGGAAGCCCGGCTGATCGTTGTGCGCGCGATCCAGCGTGTTTTCAACACGAAGGCCTGGGTCCGGTCGCAGTCTGCCGGCCCTTTCAGCATCTCCTACGTCACCAACGGCTACGGGCTGTTCGACTCCAACGACAAGGCTGAACTCGCAGCCCTCGGCCCCGTCCTACCGGGCGCTCTACCATCCGGGAATTTCCCGGAGCCAGGTGACTACGACCGGCTCTTCGCTCGACCTGGGAAGCGGTGGTTCTAATGTGGAATCACGGAGAACAAGTCGTGTGGCATCGCCACGGAGTGACCGGTAAGGACTCGTATAGCCGGCCAATCCTGGGTTTCACGGACGAGCCGCTGGAGAACGTCGTGGTTGCGCCAGGTTCCTCGTCGGAGTCCCGCTCCACCTCGAATCCTTCCCGGCTCTCCACCCAGATGAGCATTCTGCTCACCAGCGACCCAGGCATTAGCGACCAGGATGAATTCACGATCCGTGGCCGCCGGTACGCCGTCGAGGGTGATCCTGAAGGTGGCTGGGTAAACCCATTCACCGGGACCAGCTTTGGTACCGAAATCAATCTGAAGAAGGTGACGGGCTGATGGCCAAGATTAAGTTCAATCAGAAAGGGTTCCAGAAGCTCCGTAAGGAACCCAAGCTCCAAGACCTGGTCAATAAGCTTGCTCATGACGTCGCAGTCGAAGCGTCGAAGGCCGCTAGCGGGGATCCTCTGCCTGTCTTTGATCAGGGCTCTCCTCCTCCTGGGGGACGGTCTGGCTATCAGGTGACTGAGCTGGCTCTTGAGGATCCACGTGGCGCTACATCGGTCATGGCGGTCGGAGCCGGGCATCACCACAACAGGAAGCATTCCTCACTCCTGCGTGGTGTCTCTGTGGTGGCGGCGAAAAATCGTGGTTGAGATCATTCGGGGCCGCGACCCACAACTCGAAGCCCTCCGATATTTGTCAGCGTGGTTTCCGGAAATTCAGGTGGAAGTCCCGTCCGGCTGGACCGGTGACGGACTCCTCGTTGTTGTACAGGACGCTGGTGGATCAGGCGGCTACGACATCGTTCTCGACGACATTCTCATACGGTTCCTGGTGTTTCATCCGGACCAGGAAACAGCCTCCAGCAATGCACGGACCCTGCATGGTCTCGTTAAACGCTGGGGTGAAGAACACGCGGGTGTTTCGTTTCGTGACACGATCCAGCGCCCCACCTATGACCCGGACCCCGACACTGGGGTCCCGGCCTACACCATGACTGTCCGTCTCGTTTTCCGTGCGGAAACAGTGACGGTCACGCCCTAACAGACTGGGGCGAACCCTCAAGGAGAGATGACGCAAACGTATTTCCTAAGGAGGAAAAATGGCAGAAGGAACCTCTGCAATTCTGGCAGGAGCCCCAGTCGATGCGACCGGTGGAGTCCTGACTGCACCGATCGGAACGACCGGACCCACCTCAGCAATCGACGCGATCGCGGACTTCATCAAGACAGGTTTTGTCGGTGAAGACGGCATCACGAAGACTGTTGATGCGTCTGACGAAAAGATCAAGGCATGGGGCGGCTCCACAGTGAAGATCGTCCGATCTGAACACTCGGTCACCTATGCGTTCACTTTCCTAGAGTCGGCGAACGCAACCGTTCTCAAGCTTATCCACGGTGAAGAAAACGTCATCATCACGCCTCCCACGGCGGATCATGGCGGGCAGGTTGAGATTCGTGAACGCGGGGAACTCATCGAACGCCAAGAATTCGTGTTTGACATGAAGGACGGGAAAACCCGGATCCGTGAATTCGTCCCAGATGGGCAGCTGTCCCATACAGGCGATGTGCAGTTCGTGCACTCCGCGATCATTTCCTACACCGTGACCATCGAGGCGTTCCCCGATGGTGATGGCGTGAAGGCCTACAGCTACATGGACGACGGCGCGACTACCGCCGCCTAATGACCGGTGTTCGGGGCGGGAATCTGATTTGCGTCGTCTCGCCCGCCTCGAACACCTTAAACCCCTCATTTTTCGAGATTGACGCACACATTTTTTGAGAGAAGGACGCAATGGCAGCCAAGAAAACTAAGAAGTTTGTTCGTAAAACCGAGAAGAAGATCGAGATGGTCTCCTTCACCCTCCCCGAGATCTATGGGGACGCTGAGTTTGTCCTCCCGGACACCGACCAGATGCCGATCAAGGCGCAGCGCATGATCCGCCGCAATGACGCCAACGGCATCATCGAATTCCTGCAGGATGCTGGGGTCGATGCTGAAACGATTGATGCGATTGATGCGCTCGATGCGGCAGAGTTTGTTGAGCTGTCGAAGGCGTGGGGCGAAGCGTCGGGGATTGATCTCCCAAAATCGCGGGCCTGATCGACCTGCACGATGAACACTCGGAAGGGTTTGAAGCGACCCTGATCGAGCGCGGCCTGCGATGGCGCGACGTCGGCACACCGGCGTTCCGGTGGTCTGACTGTTACGCCATCGTCGCCACGCTGCCATGGGACGCTCCATTGACTCGGCAAGCGAACGAGCATTGGGAATGGGGAAACCCTCTTCATCAGCTTCTTGCGATTATCGCGGAGGCAACCCACAACGGGAACGTCTACCAGTTCTCGAAGAAAAAGACGCTCAGCAAGAAGGATCTGCTGCGGATCCCACGGCCCGGCGACAGCACGAAGTTGCAAGAGAAACTCGGCGGCGAACCTGTCCCGCTCGATGAGCTCACGGTGTGGCTGGGGCCAGGCTGGGCGGAACTGCTGGCATGACTTTGGAGGTGGCTCGTGGCAAAAGGTATCGAACTCGCGACCGCATACGTTTCTCTTGCGATTGAATCGTCAGATCTCGCGAAGACGATCGGCACACAATTCGGTGACGTTGAGCGACGGGTTGCTCCCAAGGCTGGTAAGAGCATTGGGAAGGCGATGGCGAAGGGTTTCGAGGCGGAAGCCCCGGACCTTACGAGACTGGAGCGTGACTTCGAGGACGCCCAGAAGCGGATCGTTCAGGCTGAGGAACGTGCCACCACCGAGCAGGAAAACCTTGCCCGTAAGGTTGAGATCGCGCAGCAGAAGAAAACTGAAGCGGTCGAGAAGTACGGCGAGGAATCCAGCCAGGCACTGACTGCGATCGACCGGCTGATCATTGCTGAGCAGAAGCTCGAAGCCGCCAGCATGAAGGCGGAAGACGAGCAGCGCAAACTCAACCTCGCGCTCGAGGATTCTGAGAAGAAGCTCAAGGCCGCGAAAGACGAAACTGACGATCTGAGCGATAGTGCTGAAGACTCGGGCAAAAAGTGGGGCCGATTCAAAGACTCGCTCGACAAAGCCCTAACCGGCGACTTTTCGGGTGCGTTCGACAACCTGAAAAAGACCGCCAACCAGTCAGCAGATGATGTGGGTGAGTCTTTCACTGAGATGGGGTCCGAGTCCGGGACCGGCTTCTCTGGTAAATTCTCCTCTGGTGTGGCTGGCGCGATCGGCGGCCTCATCGCCGCTGCGGGGATTGGGACGATCATCTCGGACGCCATCTTCGACAGCATGGATGACGAGAAGAACGCCGACCGTATGCAAGCCAGTCTTGGCTTGTCTGAGGCAGATGCGCAGGCTTACGCCGATATCGTTTCTGACATTTACTCTGAGGGCTGGGGATCCGACAAGAGCGAAGTGCAGTCCGGCATCGAATCGTTCCTTTCATGGTCGCCCGAACTAAAGGCCGACTCGGATGCCCTAGATGACGTGACCACAAAGGCACTCGCACTCTCGGACGCATTCGCCTTGGACGTCGCGGATTCAGCCCAGATCGCAGGACAAATGGTCATGAGCGGACTGGCCGGGGACACGGCTGAAGCCCTCGACCTTCTTGCCGCAGGCATGCAGAAAGTCCCCGTCTCACTCCGCGACGAATACACGGACGCAATTCAGGAGTACGCGCCGCACCTGGCGAGCCTGGGTTTTACTGGCGAACACGCATTTTCCCTACTCGCGTCCAGCGCCGAAATGGGGCAGTACGGCATTGATAAAACCGGTGACGCGATGAAGGAGTTCGCGATCCGGGCAACCGACGGGTCCAAAGCCTCCGAGGAGGCCTATGACCTCATTGGGCTCAAATCTGATGAGATGGCTAATGCAATCCTCGCTGGCGGTGACGATGCTGCAATTGCCCTTGGGAAGATCACGAACGGGCTGCTCGATATCGAAGATCCGGCCGAGCAGGCTGAAGCCGCTATAGCCCTCTTTGGAACCCCACTTGAAGACCTAGGAGTTGAGAATATCCCTGAGTTCCTGGAGGGAATCGACGGGATGTACCACGGGCTAGGTGACGTTGACGGCCGGGCCCAGGATGTCGCTGACACGCTCTCGGATAACACCTCTACCGAGGTTGAGAAGGTTAAGCGCGGCTTCTCGGAGTGGTCGACGGAGATCGGTGACAACCTCATCGTGAAGCTCAAGGACGGCTATGAGTGGATCGACGAGAAAATTGGTCCGGTTATCCAGTGGCTCTCCGACGAGATTATTCCTCCGGTTGTGGACGCATTCACGAACATTTGGGAGACCCTCGAGGAGGAAGTGTTCCCTGCACTGCAAGAACTTTGGCGGGTCCTCCAGGAGGATCTCGGCCCGTCGTTCACGATGTTTAAGGACCTCGTTGTTCTATCGTGGGACCTCATCTGGGGCGCAATCTCGCTCGCGTGGGATCTTATCTCCGGGGTCTTTACCTCTATCGTGCAATTCCTCTCCGGGGACTTCTCCGGCGCATGGGAGACGATCAAGGACACCGTGGTCGGCGTGTGGGACACGATCTGGAACAAGATCAAGGGGATCTGGAACGACAACATTTACCCGTTTCTTGCGAAAGTGGGCGGATGGTTTGTTGAGAACCTTCAGGGTCCGATTGAGACTGTCGTCGAGAAGATCGGTGATGCCTGGAACTGGTTGACGGACCTGTTCAAGACGCCGATCAACTGGATTATTGACTACGTGATCAACGGGGCAGTCCGGCCCGTTGTCAACACGGTCGCTTCTGCTCTCGGCCTGGACTGGCAGATGGGCGAGGTGTCGAGGATCGCCATGTCGAGCCCTTCACGGTCGGCTCGCCGCGTTGGCGGCCCTCAGACTGGTGGGACTCTCACGTCAAACCGGGCTTTCGCTGATGGCGGTTTTGCTGCTCCTGGTTGGGCTCTTGTCGGTGAAGAAGGCCCTGAGCTGGTGAACTTCTTGCGTCCCGGACGTGTCTATACGGCGGATGAGACGGCGGAGGCTTTCCGGGCCATGACCACCGGGACTCCGGGCGACCTACAACGTGCAGCGGGATCTAGCCCGGCTTCGTCGTTGCTGCCGATGGGTGACAACAAGGATCCGAGCGTGTTTGACCGTATCGGTGGTGCGTGGTCGGACATTTGGCGTGGCACGTGGTCTGCTGTCACGAATGTGGCCGGCAAGGCGATCGAGTTTGTTCGGGGCGCATTGGGCGACGCGGCCGCTCTCGCATTGAACCCAGTCAAGGGCGCGATCCGTGACAACGTCGGAATCCCGTTCGTGCGTGACGGTTTCATTAACCGGATCGACTCGGTCATTAACTGGGTTAAGGGCGTTGACGAAGGTAAGGGCTCGATCAACGGGGTCCCGGTCACGGATGTGATCAGCCCGATCCTTGAGGACCTGCGGGCGGCCGGTGCATACGGCAGCCAGTACGCTGACCAAATCGCAGCCCTCACCACCTCCGGTAGCGCCCGTCCCGTCACAGGTGGCGTACTCACGTCCCTGTTCGGTCCCCGCTGGGGCGGATTCCATGCCGGCATCGACTGGGCCGTCCCTGTTGGGACCCCCGTCCGTGCCTGGCGCGACGGTGTGATCACGAATCAGGGCTGGGATACTCTCGCGGGGCGTACCGGCTTCGGCAAGGTCCTCGCCCACGCCGGCGGATTCGGCTCCTACTACGGTCACCTCTCAAGGCTGCTTGGCTTTCCGGGTGACAGGGTTCGAGCTGGTGACGTCATCGGCTATTCCGGTAACACCGGTAACTCGACTGGCCCGCATCTGCATTTTGAGATCTCGAAGGGTGGGCCGCATAACGTGGTCAACCCGCTGCGGTATCTCTTTGATAGTGGGGGTGGTTGGAGCCGGGTGAGACTGTGGTGTCGAACCAGACCCACCGGCCGGAAGCGGTCTTGTCACCAGCCCAAACAGATGCGTTCTTGGCTCTGGCTGAGGCCGCCACTGAACGACGAGACACGTTCCCGAGGACACTTGTTCTCCAGGTTGGTGAACGAGAGTTCACGGCCTACGTGGATGAGCGTGCTGAACTGTCGCATGTGACAGCGGGGAGGTATTAGCAATGTTGATTCGAGTCGAACAGTCGCGTGTCATAGTCGATCCAGAAGGAGTCACGGGCGGAGAGATTATCGGCAGATCCACGATAACCGGCGAGACCTGGGTTGCGGCACGAGAGTCTCCAGGGCGGGCGTTTGTCGACTGGCAGGCGCCCCTCGGGGAACCGGTCGTTTATCGTCATGGGGGTGTGGAGACTCCGGTCGCTAGCTTGGAGTCGTTTCGGCGTGATGAACTCTCCTCAATTGACGGACGTCTTGTCGCCCCGATTGACCGCTCAAATAGCCGTGAATGGCAGGTTGAGCGGGACATACACGAGTTCTGGCCAAAGGGCGGGTCGAGACCTCTCATTTTGCGGGGCGGCCCTAACCGGCAGTCGGAGCCGATCACGTTCGGAGCTGACGCAGCGGCCTCGAGCATGATTGAACGTCTTCTTGAGGAGCCGTTCCTCGTGGTGCGGCACAACCGTGTGAGATGCCCGGTCCGGAACTGCTCAATTCCCGCTGTCCGCCTGTTCTCGACCCGTAACGGGTCTGTTCGTTATCTCGGACAGGACTATAACGGTGAGTTTAATGAGTGGGTTTTAGAAGGTGTGGAGCCGCGTCCTCCTGCCACGCCGGTGCCTGCCCGGACGTGGGCGGATATCGCGCAGGAACATGCGTCGTGGGCTGATGTGGCAGCTAACCATGGGTCGTGGGCTGGGGTTAGGGACGGTGCGTGATGGCTGCGGTACCGTCGCCGGTTGAGTTGGATGGTGGCCGGTTCTGGTGCACGGCGTCAGTTGAGCTGGCCGGCCATAGCGTGACGCTCCCCGTTTCGGCGGGCCGTATCGTGTGGCAGGCAGACCAGTGGCCAGGCACGCAAATATCTGGACTCACCGTGCCGAGGTTCGATGACGAGGACACGGATGTTTACGGCGCGGGCCTAGTCGGTTCGGATGGGCACCGTGTCCGTATCCAAGCCAACGCGGAAAGCGCTGCGGGGTCTTGGTCGTGGGGTCTGGGTGAGTTCCTGGTGAACCGGGTGACGCCTGGGCCTGTCTCGCTTGAGATTGACGCGATCGACCTGACTGAACTCGTGATCCGGCATGAAGCCCGCGTCCCAAGACCAGTGCATCAGACTGCTCGTCCCGTCGAGGTCATGGCAACATTGCTCGCTGAGGACAACATCAACTTCTGGTTCGACCCGTCGTTGCCGTTGCCTCGTATTCGTGACGGGTTCGCGCTCGGCACCGATAGGGGCGAAACCTTACAGGAACTCTCCACAATGTGGGGAGTATTTCTTTATCCCCATTCGACGGGCGGACTCGGCGCGTTCCCGTTACCGTCCGGGCCGATCAGTGAGCCGGTAGCGCGATTCAGCGAACTAGACGCGTCGGATTCCGCACCGATTATTGACAGTGTTCTTGATTTGGATCGGTCGCAGATTTTTAATCATGTCATCGTCCCTGTCCGTGATAGCGAGAAGGTCGCTGAGGCGTATCAGACGACCGGGTGTTATGCGGTGGATCGGTATGGCTGGCAGTCTCTGCGGCTCGACTCCAACGCGGTTGGTCATTATGCGGAGGCGCAGGGGATGGCACTCACTCAACTCGCCAAGTCGTTGTTGCGGACGGTGACGAGGCCGGTCGAGTCGGTCCCAGATTGGCGAGTAGCCCCGTATTCCCCGGTTGCTGTTGAGACCCATGCGGATGGGGAACAGTGGGGCCGGGTCACTGGTTTCGAGTTACCGCTCACACATGGCGAGACAGCGGTTTATCACGTCGGGATGGAGGTCTAAATGGTTCGCCCTAATGAACTGAGTTTTGCGCGCAGGGGAGCGTTGTCGAAGCTCGCCGCACGTCGGCAGGGTGCGCGTCCGTCCCAGTTGACTGCCGTGTTTGTTGGTCTCGATGCGGAGCGTGACGACCGGGCGGTTGTGTCGTTTGACGGCTCCGAGGTTTCGGTTTTGGCTGGCCCGGTGAAGATGACCCCCGGCGCGCTCTGCGCGGTCGAGGTTGATTCCGCGAATGCTCCTGTGCGTGTTCTTGGTCCCGTCACGGTCCGCCCCGAAGGCCTAGACGAGGATGTTCCTGCACCTGACCCGGTGACGGCCATGCCTGAACTGGCACCGCACGAGGGTATGAGTGAGGCCGATAAGCAGATCCTGGATGATGCGGTCGAGGATTTGGGCGAGGCGCAACAGACCCTCACATGGGCTGAACCCATGTTTAACCTACTTTCTGACCTGGGTGCCGAAACGGATGACCCCCACCAGTTTGCAAGCAACCTAGCCACGTATCTCGAGATCCCGCTCGACCAGATCAAGATCGTGGACAATCGCGGTGCAGACGGTGACGTAATTGTGGAGCTCTATGACGCGCTGATCGTTGAAAAGTTCCTGCTGGCCACTGAAGTGATCACTGAAACGATGTTGGCGAAGAAGTCGGTGACCGCTCCAGCGTTAAACGTCGTCCACACGGACCCGAACACGGGTTATGGGTTCCGGCTGGAGCCGGAGGGGCTCACGATCCTGGACGCCGACGGAAACGTTGTCATATCGCTCCGCGCCGATATGGCGAATTATTTCGGGATCATTAAAGATGGCGGGTTCGTTGCCAGTATTGACCCGGACGGGAATATTACCGGCAACAACATCGCCGTGAATGGTGAACTTACGTATGACAGCCGCGAGTTGTCAGAGATCTTGGCGGAGTTCCCTCGTGGCCTGGTTTCGATGTCCCGGAATACGGCTGACGCGTCGATCGGGTCTAGTGAGGGCCGGTTGCTCGCTACCACGTTCATTACCCCTGAAGATAACCGGATGATTGAAATCCGGGTGATGGGGCGCATCTCGAACAGTGCCACCAGGAGGGCCGCGCTCCGGCTCCGGCAATCGTCCGGCGATACGGTCACGCCCCTCAATTCGGCCCAGAAAACATGGTACTTGCACACCGATTGGGCAGAATCGTTTGACCTTTCTGTGGTTCGGTCCACGTCGGAGTGGGGATGGAATCCGGGCGAGATGATCACGGTCGGCCTGTTCATCGAGTCGTTGAATAGTGGTGAATCAATCGGGTTTCCGTTCACGGCCGGTCAAGAAATCAGCGTGAGGGATGTGGGGCCGTGGCAAGCGATCCAGGGTCATGCGCCGTGGGTCCCGCGTCCGGTGGCGGAACCGGGACGGGCGAACAGGACAAGAAGGGCGAATCTGCTCGAACACTGAGGCGTACCGCCACGTGGGTGCAGTCTTTCGTGGGCAACGGGAGCCCTTATGTTTATCGGCCGACTGGTTCGACAGACGTAGGGAAAACCCGCGCATATCAAGGCCTGCAACCAAGAACGTCGAACGGGAATATGCGTTCCATGATCGGTTTCGGTGATGTGACCGCGGCGTTGGAGGGGGCGACCGTAACCGGGGTCAGGGTGAAGCTCAAAAATATGCACACGTTCGCGAACAACGGCGGGACCGCATACGTCGGACTCCACGGACGCGCGTCGAATGAGGAGACGTGGGGATTCTCCGTGCAGTCAGCCACCAACCAGGCTTACGCCAAAGGCTCCTCGCATGAGATCAAAATCCCTAGCGCATATTGGGGTGGTTTCATCACTGGCTCCTATCGCGGAATCACCCTCTACACCAACGTCGCCAGTAATGCGCGTTACGGGTATTGGGACGGCAGCAATGCCGAACTAATCATCGACTACCGCAAATAACCCCCACCAACCTAAGCCCCGCCACCTAGCGGGGTTGTCTTATCCCCTTTTTTAGGAGGCTCATTGTGGCTCTCGATCTTTTGAAACGCGCTATCCCCGACTCGAGCGACCCTGCGGATGCGACTGTGGCGTTCGAGCAGTTTTCGCTCACTGTCCGCCCAACTGATTGTGCGACGGTGACGGAAGCGAACACGATCGCAGGGCAGCTCTCTACGGCTGGTGCGACGCAGGCGTTTCCGTTCTTCGTGTTCGTGCAAGACTTACAGAGGCATATGTGTCTCACTGCGCCGGGCGAGGAATGGATCATCCTCGGCGGCCGGTTGCATGGTGCGACCGCCAACATCCGCAGGTTTTGCCCGAACGGGACACTAACCGAACTCCACGTCTCCGGGAGCGGGTTCACAAAACAGTCCGTGGGTTTCACGCGGCATGCAGACGGCGGCATTATGATCCCCGAAACTGGGCTGTATTTCATCCGGTTCTCCGCCTCTGTCGTGGGCATTAACTCAGCGACCGCAGGCCGGCGCTTCCTCTCCTTGAACGTGAATGGCAACTCGACGGGCGGAAATATCGAGTTTGAGGGAGGGACCAGCACGAAGCTCTTTGACTTGCTCGAACTCAACCAGGGCGACAGCGTCATGCCAATGGCCTACCAGCAGACCGGGCAGCAGCGAGACGTGGTTGGGATTATGACGGTCGCACAACATTTGACGCCATCCTGGACGGTGGTGGCAGGATCATGAATCAGTCTTTTGCGCGGCGTGTATGGTCGCGGATTCATGAACCGAGGGCAATCGCGGTATTACAGGCATCCGCGTATCTGGTTCTCGGGCTGGGTGGCCTGACTGTGTTCCATACCGCTCCGCAAAGCGTAGAAGGGCAAATCGGCGCGGTCTCGATGATGGTTCTCGCCACGATGATCACGGTCTCCACGACACTCGGCATACCCGCCGCGTTGTTTGGGTGGCAGTGGCTAGAACGAATAATTTCAGCCGGTGTGATTATGAGCGCAGGCTTGTACGGCTGGATCATCGTTTCTCTCCAAATCGCCGGGTCGGGGAACCGGTTCTTGCAGCTCTCATTCGTGATCGCCGCGATCTTCCACCAGATTATCCGGCTCGTGAGGATCGCTGGACCGCCCTATAACCGGGAATTAGCCATCACACCCGCAAGCCCGTAAGGAGCGCATGTTTTGGATGCAACGATCACGGTCGCGCTCATCAACCTCGCGGGTGGCGGTCTCGGAGTTCTCATCTTGCAGGGCGGCTGGAAATGGATACGCGGGCACTATAGCGCGGTCCAGGACGCGGAGGACAAGGCGGAGGAAGCCCGCAAAGCCCTCGCGGATTTACGCCACGAGTACGACTACCTCCGGGCGTGGATTCTCGCCCAGCCACTCACTGAGGATCAGCTGAGCAGGATCCCGAAAGCCCCTGATAGGTCCAGGCACAAGGATAAACGAGACTAGCCCGCCACACGGCGGGATTTTTTATGCCTAAAGGAGGCGCTATGGCTCGCACTATGAAGCCGATTAGTGAGTGGACGGTGTGGGATCCGGTGACGGGCCGGTCCAATGTTCCAATCCGACCCCGCATGATGACGATTCATACGGCGGTCACGAACTCGCCGGATATTTATGGTCCTGGCCTGGGTCCGGGCCGCACACATTCGCATTTCTATAACCCTAAATCGGGGAAGATGCGGCAGCACCAGGAGATTAACCGGAAGGCCTTCGCGGACGGCGACGGCAACAACTACTGCGTTTCGGTGGAGCATTGGGACGGCTACCCGAATGGTGCACCGGGTTATTGGAAACATGGTAGCGATGTTCCTCCGCTGACTGATAGCCAGATTGAGAATGATGCGCGCTTGTTCGCGCACCTCGTCAAGCACTTCAATCTCCCGAACCGGATCGCCACCCCGAACAATCTCACCGGACTCGGCTGGCACCGGCTCGGAATCAAGGGCAACTGGCGACCCTATAACCCGGCTGATTTAAAGACGTGGACCGGTAACCAGTCTGGCGTGAAATTCAGCAATGCGTTCGGTAAAGCCTGTCCTGGTGATCGACGTATCGACCAGATACGAGAAATCTATGCACGCGCCCAGGAATATTTGACCCCCACTAAACCCGCTCCGAAACCGAAACCAACACCGAAAGAAGAGAAGGATTTTCTGATGGCACTCACCGACAACGAACAACGAGAGCTCCTGCGACTCGCACGCACGGGCAAGGATGATGACGTGAAGATCAAGACCGCCATCCAGCGCCTGGAAGCAGAGGTCGCGGAGATTAAGGCCGAACTGACTGACATCGACGCGAATACGGTCGGCGGGAAGGTGTGGCGCACGAATGCGGCGATGGGCCGTGCCGAAAAAGCCAGGCTAGAGGCCGAAGCAGCTGAACCGGAGGAGGGCACCAATGACTAACCAGTCTCAGCCGGGTCAGCCGACGCAGGTTGCGCACCCGTGGCGAGCCGTACTCAGAACGTTCGTAGCAGCGGTCGTTGGAGCTGCGATCACGTGGCTGGCTGGGGTCGGTATTGATCTCGAAACCCTTGAACCCGCAATCACCGAGTCCATCACGTATGGGCTGTTCACTCTCGTGACGGGCGTGGTGACTGGCGTTCTCGCACACCCCGCCGTCAATGAGTGGGTGGAGCGGTTCCTGCCGTTCCTCGCGACCGGCGTCCACACAGAGAAGGAGCAGAACTAATGACGCGCGTCCCTGTGCACGGCGTGTTCACACGCCTCGACGGCTCCCCTGACACGGGCACAATCATCGTCACAACCTCCCGCAAACCCATCCAGGTCGAGGGCGAGGTTATTTCCGGCCCGCAGGCGTTCCCGATCCAGTCTGACGGCATTGTCACGTTTGAGCTGCCGGTGTCTGATGACCCGGTGAATGGTGAAGCCTGGACCTACAACCTGCGTGGTGACCTCGCCCAGGGAACGTGGGTGCTGAACGGGCTCGCAATCCCCGTCGGGACCACAGAGGTTGATCTCGCTAACCCACCCAGCGGTGTGCAGCGCATGTACCCTACCCGGCAGGAGTGGGAGAAGCTGATCGGCCCGGTCGTAGATGGCGCGGTTGACGCAGCTGATCGTGCTGAATCAGCGCGGGAGGAGGCCGAGGCGACGATTGTGGCGCAGGGCGACTGGACTGGCACCATCGACCTGACGGCGCTTGCGGTCCGCCCGAATTATCTCACGGCGACGCTGACTGGTGACGTGACGCTGACGCTTCCTACGCCGGGGCCTGAACGCGCTTTCACCGTCACACTCGACCTCGCCCAAGACTCGACGGGTAGCCGGACACTGAGTCTGCCGGGTGTCGCGTCCGCGTGGGCCACGCCCATCGTGCCCCATCCTGACCCCGCATCACGCACCATCATCCATCTCATGTGGACCGGGACCACCTGGGTGGGCATGGTTGCCGCTACGAACATTGGTATCCCTAGTGAGGGTGGTGTCTAAATGACTGCACAGGAAAGGCTTGATGCGGTGACGGTCGAGCTCGAGGCGGCAGGCGCACGGGTTTTTTCCGTGGCCCCTCTCGCCGACCCGGACGCGCCGCATGTGGTTGTGGCGCATGACGTTAGGGTATCGTCCCCAACTCCCCAGGTTCACGCCGAGGCGACGGCTATCTTGGCTGCGCACCGGGTCCCTACCGACGGCCTGGTCCCCTGGGTGGACCCGACTATCGAGGAAGGAGAAACCGGTGAGAGCATCGATCACTGACCGGCGGCTCGAAGCAATCGCAGGGAAACCCGGACTGGTCACTCAAGCACCGACATGGACCGAGCGGGGAGACAACGCTTTCGCGGTTTTCGTCGGGGAGCTGAAAGCGCCAGACCCCGAGCACCAAGTCGCACTCCAATCCCGAGAATTAGAGGGATCACCAGCAACCCACAACATCTGGCTAGGGGCGGGAAGTACGGTACCCACTTTCACTGGGGGCGCTAAGAGTCTCACACTCATGCCCGGCCTCGTGGCAGGCACGATCCCGCTCACGGACAAATCCATGGGGCTCGGTATGAACTACATACCCGCTCAATCATGGAAAGGCAGTTTCGCGGCCGCGGCCTACGTGCGTGTGCTGACTGGCGCCGAGGCTCTGGCGGTCGCACGCTCTCTCTCTCTCTCTCTCTCTCTCTCGCTCTCTCTCAGGGCTGACGCAAGCCACGCTGATTGGTGCGTGGCAGCATGAGAGCCGCGACCACCGACAGCCGCCTGTTTCTGCCGGTATTCCAGCAGGGATGGACCAGAGGCGGGAAACCGATCACCGTCGAGGACCTAGAACCGGACGGCAGTCTCATCCCGAACGGCTTCGTGGTCTCCCCAACCTTCCCTGTCCCTGTGGGGACGGGTTGGAAGCGGGAAGTGAATCACCGCGGCTGGACAAGCTCAACAGCCGGAATCCATCTCCGAGATCAAGACAATCTACTCCTCGCGGACCTACCAGCCGGGGATGTCAGAAGAGCCGTCCCCGAAGGAACGGTCACTGCCCGGATCTATCTCTACGGGGCGATAGCTATTCATCCAGGGATCGAAATCATCTTTACACCCTAACTGGCGGTGTGTCGTGAGGGCCGCGACCGCGGACTCCAGGTTTGGGAACCCTGTCGTCAATCTTGCTCTCGACCCCTTGTTTACTGCAGGCCCAGGAGGTTGGGTCGGTGGTGTGATTGAGCATTGGGAACCTGGGAAACTCACTGTCACAGGTGGGTACACTCCAAAGATCAGTGTGGAACCCGGCACGATCGTCTCGGTCCTCGTCGATATCACGACCGTAACCGGCGACGAGCGAATAGGGATTCACGATACCGAGTTCGGTTCCGGTGCCTTCAACTTTGAGGGTGATTTCCGGACTATGTCTGGCCCCCTCTCCGCGGGGCGCTTCACGCTTAAGCGCAGGATCTTGACGGACGGATTCCGCGTCCGAACAGGGTTGTCCGGTAGGGCAGTGTCGGTCACCATGAGCGGACTCTCAGTCACGGAAGGACGGATGGTTCTTGCCGGGATTGTGCACGGCGACCAATATGATGCGCGGTGGCTCGGGGCCAGACACAACTCCCCGTCCGTCGGATACCCACAACCTCGCTAGCCTCAACGCGGCTACGCACACAGATCCCTGAAACCATGCGGTTATCCACAGGCTCTACCTTGAGCCTGCAAGCTCGAGCTATATCGCCTTAGACTGGACATTGGCCACACCAATTGCGCCCCTTCTTGCCCACCCCTTTCCGTTACCTCGGGGAAAGCAAGAAGGGGCACTATTTTTATGCCTTGACACTTGATTCCGGGGCTTCAAGGCTACCGGCTAGAAACAGTTCTGCGTTGCGTTCCCCTGCGCGACGGTGGGTGTATGGATAAAGAAACAATGCTCACCTATTGGGAGCTGATGGGTCCTGGCCGGGCCGACGAAGATCGCCGCAACCTCCACGAAATGCCCGCAACACCCGAGGTGCTCATCCTCCGGGCATGGGCGAGCGAGGCCCTCCAAGCGCACCACGCATGGCGGGCCGAACACTATCCAAAACGAGTGGCGGCGCATCGTGCAGTACCTTCGGCTAAAGTTGAGCAATAGAAGCGTAGGGACACGTAAGAGCTGATTTGGCAGAATGGCGAGAACATGAACATCCCAGTCAACATCTACTGTGACGAAAGCACCCATCTCCCCAGTGACGGACATCCGTTCATGGTGCAAGGCGCCATTGTCTGTCCGCTAAGCGAATCCGATGGCGCTCACCGGCGACTTATCGAAATTAGGCAACGTCATGGTCTAACAGGCGACTTTGAGATCAAGTGGAACAAGATCTCGCCAGCGAAGTTGAGCTTCTACCTCGACGTCGTCGATTACTTCTTTGATGACGACGACCTAGGGTTTAGGGCTGTGGTTTCCCGAAAGAAGGGGCTTGACCACGCATCCTTCGACCAGACTCACGATGACTGGTACTACAAGATGCTGTTCTATCTCATCCGTAATGTCCTTCCGGCCAGTAGCGAGGCATACATTTATCTGGACAAAAAGGACACTAAAGGGGGCTCTAAAGTCGACCGCCTTCATCAAGTGATCGCAAATGCCCGCTTCGATTTCGACCGTCAGAAAATTCGACGGCTCCAAATTGTCGAATCGCACCATGTCGGCTTGATGCAACTTGCGGACGTACTAATTGGCGCTGTGAACTACGCCAATCGTGGTCTCTCGGGAAATGTTGCCAAAGAGGAAATTGTGCAACGGGTGCGAGATCGCGCGGGCATTACTTTGACACAGACAACCTTGCTGAGCGCGACGAAGTTTAATCTCTTTAAGTGGACGCCAAGAGGGGAAGAGCTGTGAAGACGCCTCCGATGCTTCCCAGACTCGCCTCTTTCAGAATGGACGAACGCGAATATTTGGACTTTCTGTACTCACAGTTCATGGAGTCCCTCGTTCACGAAGCACCTCCATGGAAAGACGGGTTATCCCGGGTTAGACTCCGACGCTACCCTGAAGTAGATGGGAGGCACCAGTGCTTTTGGCATATCGTCTCGGGCAGCGAAGACAAGAACTCTGAGCGGACTCTGGATGAAGAACGCTGCATCAGGCTGCCATGGGTTCGATACTTCATCGACGAGTTCACGAGCCACTATCCGAGATACGTTGATATCCTGTGGTGGATTGATCGTAAGCGCGCAAGACACCCAAGATACGTCCTCTCGAACTCCGATTTTTCCTTTGTCGTAATCGTCGAAGAGCGACCTACTTACGCATTGTTAGTTACGGCGTTCCATGTCGAGAGAGACCGCCGGAGAAGAAAGTTCCAAGACGAGTTCATCGCGTTCTGGCAAAAGCAGAAGCCGCTCGCGTAGCGAACGGCCTCAGATACTCCTTCAACACATGGTTGATGAGCTACCTAAAAGGTAACAAGTTTAGCGTTATTTTCCAAGCTAATGGGAATCTGTGCATTACGAGACCGGTTTCTTGATGCTGGCAAGCAGGCCACCGCCAGGCCGAGGCGACCTACAGACTTATGAGCCGAGTAGTTTCTTGAATGCGGTGTCCATCGCGTCCGCAGCACCCGAGAGCCGCGCCGCGTCGTCGTGCGTGTAATGCTCCGTCATGTCAATACTGCTGTGCCCCATCATGAGTTGCCTATCCGACTCCGACACGTTCTCACCCTCCAGGCATGGGCAGAAGAAACGCTGGAGCGGCATCATGCATGGCGGGCACAGCACCGACCCGACTTGGTTGAGGAGGCGGGGAGTATTTAAAAGCTGGTAATAATATGACAACCGCGCGATAAGACGCGGATTTATCACACGAAAACAAACACTCTTAGACTCCGCCCATCCGCGAGGACAGCTCCCTATCCCGCGTAGCCGTCGCATGTTGATAAATGGCAACAGTCGCAGGATCAGCGTGCCCCGCACGAGCCATGAGATCAGCTGTTGTCGCACCCGCCCTGCCAAACAACGTGAGCCCAATATGGCGGAGGTCGTGGAATCTCATCGGAGGTAGTCCAACCTTCATCGCGGCTTTATTGAGATCCCGACGCAACACCCGGTCGGATAGGTAGCCGTTTGGGCCGCGCGGCCGGTGAAAGAGCAATGCGTCGAGAGCTGGCGCAGTAAAGCTCTCAAGATGGTACTGAATAATCGGGAGCGCCTGAGGTGGGATGGAAGGGGAACGATAGCCAGCATCTGACTTGGGTGGACCAATCGACAGGCCGCCGTTTGGTGCGCGCTTGACGCTCTTGGTCACGTGCACAACTCCAGTTTCCAGATCAATGTCAGCGCGTTCGAGCGCGGCGATCTCGCCGTAGCGAAGTGAGACCCATGATCCAAGAGCCCCCGCTGCGCGAGTGTCTTCCGGGAAAGCGTCGATCAGCTCGATGAGCTGTGTGGGTGTGATCATGTGGAAATTTCGTTTCGGAGGCGTCTTACTCATCGCCCCTTTCACTTTTACTGGGTTCTCGGCTATCAGGCCTTCTTCGACTGCTGCGCCCATACATGCAGAGAAGGACCTGATGACGTTTTTTGCTGTTTCTTCGGACCGGGTTTCGAGGACGTGCTGAAATTTTTCCGTGCATACCTGCGGGGTTACGTCAGTGAGGGCGAGGTGCCCGAAATCCGGCAATATATGGACCTTGAAAATGCTGCGGTACGCTCTGAGGCTGTTGGGGGAGCGCTTCGCCTTCTCCTGCCGCGAATACCAGGCCTCATACCAAGCCCGCACTGTCCAGCTCTGATCTGTATCGATGGCAGCTGTGCCCGAGCGGGTCTTCCTGGGTGGCTCCCATTCTCCCGCGAGAATAGCTGCCTCGATCTTGACGAGGTCTGCTCGTACGGCCTGTTTTGTGCGTTGCGTAGGCGTGTAGTAGGTGCGGCCGTGGCGGCGGTATCGGCCCATGTAGGTGCCGTTCTCGCGCTTGATGAGACTGCCGAAGTGAGCTCGCGCCAT